TGAATATCTGTACCTGACCCTTCACCCATTGCTTTTATAAGACTATTCAAAAGATTCTTTTGTTGGGGGTTAGTTCCATTCTGTTCTAGCCTTAAATATAAGGCTTCATTTAATAAGTTCTTTGCTTCTGTTGTTAGTGTTTTTTTCATTTTGTAATCCTTTTTAAAGTGTTGTTCAAAATTGAACGGTGTTTCATTTTTGCTGTGCTTCTGTAATGTATTTTATCGACTTTTATAAATATGTCAACTATTAATGCGTTTAAATGCATTAATTTATCAAATGCTCTGAAGCCCTTTGTTTATAAGGCTTCCAGCCAATGCTTGCACAATGGCTCACTGTGGGCTTTTCTGTCAACCTCTAAT